CAGTGCTACACGCCTCCTTTGTTAAGTTTATTATCAGTATAGAGGAAATAGGACGTGATGTAAAAAGAGGACGTTTCATATGGGGGTAGGTTTTTGGTGACTAGATTTGAAGTTGAATGAGATAATCAAATACTCAAGACATAACTGCACATTTATTTTCGAATAAATTTTTAATAGATAGTGTTGATTCATTTATATCAATGACATAGATTTTTGAAACATGAGTCGTAAAAGTGAGGGCGTGTTTGTGTATGTATAAAATTTTATTGAAAATATATTTATGTAGATATATGATGGAATTAGGTTTTAGGCTACGTGATGTAACGCCACATAAGATAACACATCATTGAAATAGTGATAATTGTCGAAAAAACTATAAAAACTATGAATAAATTAATCTAAAAAATCGAAATATGGTTTTCTCGAAAATTGAGGTGAATATGAAATGAAATTATGGACTTATGTAGGAAAAAATGTACGAATAGAATTGAAGAATGGCAAAAAATTTAGAGGGTATGCCTTTCACTATGACGATGAAATCGATAATGAAAGTGGGGAAGACTCCATAATCATAGATGACGGTACAGGATTATACGATTTCGATAAAAGCCAAATTAAATCGATTGAAATTATAGATTGATCACTTACTACACATAGAACGTATCATAAAAGAGCATTGTTTTTATTGAAATGATTGGCTATAGATTGACGGACGATTTATTAAAACGAAATAGAGGACGGCTCACTACTTAAAAATTGGTACCCATGTTGTTCCTAGAAAGGAGGAAGATAAACAATGAAATTATGGCATTATGTGGGTAGGTATGTACGCATTGAAGTCATTGACGGTGAATATTTCATGGGGAAAGTGTTTGACTACGCCGATGAAATAGAGAATAACAGTGGGGAAGCTTCTATATGTTTGGATATAAGGGGTCAATTAATTGAATTTGATGAAAGTAAAATTAAATCCATAATTATATTAGATTAAGTATTTAAGATCATTTCATCACTGACGACAGACCTTATTGAAGAAACATTGAGGTCGTTGATTCTTGGTGAAATGATCATTAAATATTATACAAACGCGCGCTTTATAGAGACGAGATGGGGACGATGCATTATTTATAAACGGAACTGATGTAGTTGCCGAATGGAAGAAGGGGAAAACAATGAAATTATGGACTTATGTAGGGAAAAATGCAATTGTAGAATTAACAAATGGCAAACAATTTATGGGAAGAGTTACAAATTTTGAAGATGAAATAGCTAATAACAGTGGAGAGGATTCTATACACTTCGATGACGGGATAGTATTATTCGATTTTAATGAAAGTGAAATTAAATCGATTGAAGTTTTAGATTAAGCAAGTGAAAGTCAGCGTTTTTTGGTGAAGTTATCGGTAGAGCACTTATTGACGGTGAATTTATAGAAACGAAATTTGGGAAGGTGCACTACTCAAAAACTGGTACCCATGTAATACCGAATGGAAAGGGTGGAAAGTGATGAAACTGTGGACTTATGTAGGGAAAAATGTGCTAATAGAGTTGGCTGACGGTCAATTATTCATCGGTAAGGCTACTGATTACGATGATGAAATAGATAATGAAAGTGGAGAAGATTCTATAAATTTATATGATGGTATATGTTTATATGATTTTAATGAAAGTGAAATTAAATCGATTGAAGTTTTAGATTAAGCACCTGATGAAAAAGTAAATCATTCATCCAGGTGCTCTTTTATACTCAATTTTAAGTGACTGTGTGCTGCAGTGGCTTTTTTATTGCCTAAACCATAACCATGTTTATGGCGTTAAAAGGTGCGCAAATCCCGTATTATTTTAGCTAAAACTAAACCTGATTCATCCGGTCGTATCGGTAATGTGAATGTCGATTATATTTATAAGCAGTATGACGTTGCAGGCGTTGAAGCATATAAGAAGCGTATTCAAAAAGATATTCATAAGTTTACGAATACGCCCGATTTATCTGATGAACATTTCGGTGGTGTGCAGTCTGGGGAAGCAATGAAATATAAACTTTTTGGACTTGAACAGTTACGTGTAACGATTGAACGGCAGTTGACGAAAGGCTTTAAACGTCGGTTTGCGATTATTCAAAGTGTGCGGAATCACTTGAATGACAATGTCGATTTTACGGATATGCGTATTGAGTTTAAGCCTAACATCCCGCAGTCGTTAGCAGAATATGCTGACATCTTTATTAAGCTTGGCGGTCGTGTGAGTCAAGAAACGTTATTGTCGTGGCTTCCGAATATTGAAAATCCTAAAGAAGAGTTAGAAAAAGTGAAACAGGAAGAACAAGAAAGCGCAAGCTCAAATGATTATCAAGATGCGATGAAAGAAGACATGAACGATGTCGAGCTTGAATGATTATTGGTTAGAACGCGCTAAAATGTTTATCCAGTCTGAAACATTAGAAGATGCTGCAAAGGTTGCTGAAATTGAGCGCATTGTGGCGATGATGATTGCGGACATATACAAAAACTTATTAGCGTATTATGGCAAGCTTGCGACGGCTGAAGGGATTGACTGGCGAGAAGCAAAAAAGATTGCAGATGCGTTCGATGTTGAAGCGTTTCAAATGCAAGCGAAAACCTATGTTGAAAATAAAGACTTTAGCGAAAAAGCAAATGAAGAACTGAAGCGTTATAACACGACGATGTATGTCAATCGTGAGAAGTTGTTAAAGCAAGAGCTCGGTTTGATTGTGACGAAAGCCTATGCTGAACAAGAGAAAGTGGTGAATCATCACTTACAAGATAGCGTGACGCGTACACTGAGACATCAAGCGGGGATATTAGGTGCGGATGTGCATGTGAAGCAGTCAGATGTTGAAGCGATTGTGTATTCGAACTTTGGCAATCTGAATTGGTCTGAGCGGTTATGGAACAATCAAGATGAACTGAGAAAAGATGTTGAGCGGATGGCAAGTCACGTGATGTTACGTGGGCGTCATCCGTATGAGTTTGTGCCTGAGATACGTAAGAAACAACAACAGACTGTCGCTAATACGAAACGATTATTGATTACTGAAGCCGCACGTGTTCAAACAGAAGCGCAGAAAATGCACTATTTAGAGACGATGGGCGACGATGCTGAATATAAGTTTGTGGCGAAACGTGATGAAAAGACATCTAAAATCTGTCGTCATTATGATAAGAAAGTGTTTAAAGTG